AACATTCCTACTGGAATATGCAGACTTTGTTTATCCAACCCAAGACAAACATCCTGCTGATTTATTATTTGAAGCCAATAATGCAAAATACACAGTCCAAGTTAAAACAAGAAGAAGGTCTAAAGAAGGCAAATTTACTTTTGCTGTTGAGAAGCAGAGAAATATGTCAGAGATTTATAAAAACTACCATTGTGATATTCTTGCTTTTGTTTTCTTTAGCCAAGAATATAAGCGAATTATCTTCAAGCCAAATACTACACCGCAAAACTATTTTACCTTTAGTGAAAAAGTTATAACCCCAACCCTAGAAATAGAGTCTTTACAAGAAACCCTAGACACACTTAGTCAAGTGCCAGTTCTTAATCCTTTAAAATAATACTTGCTATTTATATTTACCTAGTTTAATATTTATATATTAACTAAAGGGCAGATAAATGGAAGTAATATTCAACATAGTGGGTGGCGGAGAAATCTGCCTACCCAAGAGAGAGATAAGAGGTTACTACAAAGACTTCTTAACAGGCGAGACTAAAGTGCAAATCGGAGAGAGTGAGCATGAGGTTAGAGAGTCTTTGACAGAGATCAAGTATTTAATGGAGACAAGAGATGATAGAAGAACTTAAGGAGTATAAGCCAAAGCAACAAGGCAAGGCTTGGGTTTGTGATGATATACCTAACAAGGATTACCACAAAGGCGTAGGTATAAGCAGTAGTTATATTAGAAGGTTTGGTGAATCACAGCTTCATGCAATAGAACATAAGCAAGAGACTACACCTGCAATGAGGTTTGGAACTGCCGCTCATTCATTGCTTGTAGAGGGTCAAGAAGCCTTTGATAAAGAAGTGGTTGTCATTACTGGCAGTCCATACACTAAGGCAAATAAAGAACTTAAAGAAGAGTACGAGAAGAGAGGTCTTACTGTAATTAAAGAAGCAGATGTAGAACTAATAGAAGGCATGAAGGAGAAGATGATTTACGAAGGTAATACTTATCTTGATGCTAAAGGTAAGGTCGCAGAGTCTAGTTTCTACTGGTATGAAGATGAGGTTTTGTGTAAGTGTAGGCCTGACTTAATATGCCCACCTTTAGATGATACTGATTCAAAAGATAAGATAGTGGTTGTTGATTACAAGACAACACAATCAGTTGAACCTTATGCCTTTGCAATGTCAGTTAAAAAGTATAGATATGATTTACAGGCATCATTTTATAGACGTGGCATGGAAGCGGCTGGGTATAAAGTAGATTCATTTGTATTTGTAGCACAAGAGAAAACATATCCCTATGCATCTAAGGTATTTAAGATGACTAAAGAGCAAATGGATTTTGGTTGGTCAATCATGGAAACATACTTAGAGAACTATAAGGAATATCAGAAAGGCAAACCTCTATCTGTTTACAATAGTCCGAGTGTTGTTGAGTTGGTGTTGTGAGTAAGGGCAAAAAAGATATGAGAGTAGTAGAGTATTATATGGAGAGTTTATCCTTTGCCCTTAAGGATAGTATAAGGTTTTTGGATGGAGATGTAATAAAGTCTTTGCTTTATTGCAAAATTAATTTTAATATAAATATGGAGAGTCATTATGGATAACAGTACAAAGAAAGCACTTTGGATTCCCGAAGAGCTACACAAAGATATAAAGGTTTTTGCGATTATGGAGAACCTTACAATAGAGCAAGCTACACAGTTGCTTATTAAGCTAGGCAAAGTTTCTTACGAAGAAGATAAGAACAATGACACAGTTTAGCGACATAGTAGAACTACACAGGTTAAAACTTAACCAAGAGAAAGATGAATGGTATATCCATGTAAACAATGGAGCAGGGTATACAGAGGTTAAGCAAGGCAATACCTTAACCACTACTTACCATGCAGATGGTAGAAAAGAGGTTGTGATAGATGCCAATTAACAGTAGAAATAAGGGTGCAGCTTTTGAGAGGGTTATATGCAATAAGATTAATACTTATCTTACATCTAAAGGTAGCACCGATACTGTTAAAAGAAATTTAGATCAATATCAGACTAAAGGCATGGCTGATATTTACTGGGGAAACCTAGCGATAGAATGTAAAAGATATAAAGGCAATGGTAAGACAGACGTATTTAAAAACGACTGGTGGAATCAAGCGGTTGAGAGTGCTAATGATAACCTAATACCATTATTAATTTATAAATATGATAGAAGGAAAATATATTGTGTTATTCCTAATTACCTAATAGGTGAGTCTAAGGAAAAGAATTGGACACAGTTCTCTATGTTACCGCTATCAGAAGTTTGTGAGAGGTTAGATGAAGTCTTACAAAAGGCAAATGGACTTACATAGTTATTTGCTACAAGAGGACTTTGAAGAGTTTTGTAGGGAATCCTACGGAAAAATCCAAATTGCTTGTGAGTTCTTAGGAATCATAAATGATGAGGATTACGAGAATTTTAAGGAAAGGTGTTATGCCCAACTTGAAATTGATTATATAAACAGTATCGAAAATTTAACGATACATTAACAGGAGTGTTATATGGACGTACTTGGTGGTATGAGTAATACCGAAAATAAACAGCAAATCTACTTGGGTTTCAAAACAAGAGATCAAAAGTTTTTTGCAAATGGTGAGACTGAAGTGCCAATAGAATATTTACAACTTGATACTGACACATTTAAGTCGGGTTGGGGTAGATATACAAAGGCAGAAGGTTTCCAATATAAATGGGACTCTAAGTTTGGCGTGGTTAATCCCAAGCCTGCTGATGAATGGAGAAGAGCTTTCTCAGCATGGGTAATGCCAAGTGGAGCTGAACATGCTTATTTATGGCAGAGCTTTTCTTTTGCAGAGTCTAGTGCCTTTAATAATATTTGTGGGCTGTTTTGGGCTGATAAAGCAAACAATGTAGGCAAATTGCCTGTTGTTGAATATAAAGGCTCTAAGCATATACAAGTAGGAGCAGGCAACTCATCAGAGTTATCTTTTGGGTTTGTAAAATGGGGTGATAGAGGTTTTAATGTGCCTGAATGGTATATAGACCCTGATGCACCTGCTGATGATGATGATGGCTTTGTTTCTCCTAACGAGGGACTAGCAGATAAAGTAGCGGAAATGGTAGCTAAGACTGAACTTAGCGATAGTGATATACCTTTCTGATGCAGTCAGTAGACTGGCAAAAAATAGCACCTGAAGTTGCAAAGCAAATTCTAGGTGAACCAAGCAGTATCTCATCGAAACAACTTCGGTGGGGTACTCATGGCTCATGCACTTTAGATCTTGAAACAGCCACATGGTATGATTTTGAAGATGAAGTTGGTGGCGGTATAACAGATTTAATTAAACATCATAATAAAGATGTAAAGACAATTTTAAAAAGTTTCGGTTACGACCAAGCATTGCCTAATGACTCCTTACTCAGCGTTAGTGGACTCCCCCAAAATAACACTAACAAGGGCAATGCTAGGTCTTTTGATAGAGGACAACTTATAGGTTTGTTCAAGCAAGCGGTTGTACATTTACAGTACAACGATAGCTTTATGGTTATGAGATTCCCTGAAGGGCATCACATAAGGCAGAAGTATGCACCATTTAGCAAGAACACAGATGATACATGGTCAATGCAAAGGCCTGAAGGGGATATGCCAATTTATTTCAAAAACACCGAAAAGTATAAGGATAAGCCTATTATTATCTCAGAAGGAGAGAAGGCAAATTTAGGTGCAGAAAATATATATAAGGGCGATTGTGTAACTTGGCATGGCGGTGTTAACAGTTGGAAAAAGGCAGATTGGAGTCCCATCTTTGGTAGAGAGGTTTGGATATGGCCTGATAATGATGAAGCAGGCAAAAAGTGTTCAGAGGAGATGCATAAGTTTCTAAAGAAGAAGGGTTGTCTTGTAAGTGTTATAACACCACCTGAAGATTTTGCAGAAAAGGATGATCTTTGGGATGCTTATGAATCGGGTTATTTCAAGAACACAAAAGAGCTAGAGGATTATGCTTTAGATAATAAGTTGTATCTTGGTGGTAATGAGTTTGAGTTCTTGTCTTATGATGAGATGGAAGCAAATGACAGACCGCCTGAGTGGTTGATAGACAAGATAGCAGAGAAAGAGACAGTAGTGTCTATCTATGCCGAACCAAAGGCAGGTAAGAGCTTTGTGGGCATATCTATGATGCTTGCTATTGCAACTGGTGAGGAATGGTACGGGTATAAAACAGAGGAGTCAGGAGTCTTATATTTTTGTGGAGAGGGTGAGAAATCCATATTTAAAAGAATATTAGCTTGGGAAGAACATTTTGAAACACCGCTAAAAGGCAAAAAGTTTAAAGTAAGTAATAGACCAGCAAGAATATTGGATGATGAAGATTATGAAGATGTTTTAGCAAAGGCACATAAAGCCAAGAAAGAATTTGGCAAATTAGGTTTAATTGTTATAGACACTCTTCAGAGAAACTTTGGTTCTGGAGACGAAAATAGTACCTCAGACATGAATCTATTTATACAAAGAGTTGACAGGTTAAAGTTTGAGACTGGTGCTTGTATTATGCTTATCCACCACACAGGACACGCAGGAAGCAAATCTAATGGTGTAAGAAGAGGTAGGGGTTCTAGTGTATTACCTGCTTCTGTAGACTCTGAGTTCTTTATAGAGAGGGATGACAGGGATAACTATAATGGTGCTTTGGGTGTTGAGGAAAAGGTTATGTATGTGAAGATGAGCCAAACACTTAACAAAGAAGATATGAACATGCCATCTATGAACTTTAGAATGGACACAGTCAAGAATCTAGGCAAAAAGGGTGATAAAAAGTCTGCTGTGCTTGTTAAGGTTGAGGAAGAGGATATGCCTGTAAAGAATACTGATAATGTTGTTTCTGGTAAACAAAAGCCAGTCTTGGATGCATTAAAAGAATTGCCTATGGTAGATAATCCTGAAAATCCACAAGATGTTCTTTATATGCCTGCAACTTTATTTGGAAGGATTATGTATGGTAAAACCGAAATGTCGAAGGATTGTATCAATGATAGATTAAAAGAACTGGTTAATAGAAAATTAGTAAAACATATAAAACATGTAGGATATCAACATATAGATTACAGCAAATTGGAGTCTGATTATGAAAAATAGTTTGGGTGTTAGTTTGGGTGTAGCTTGGGTATTTTTGGGTGAACTTGGGTGTAAATCATTAAATAGTTTGGGTGGGGTGGGGTGTGTTCCTATAGGAACACCCAAGCACCCAAATTATGATCGCCCACTTTAGGTATTAAATTATGAAAACTTATTTAGATAAAAACTTAGAAGGCAAATTGAAAGAATTAAGAACTTATGAATTAGAGACTTATGAGAAGTGGGGAAGTAGGAAGAGAATCTTTAAAATGGTTGGTGTTCAGTTCGAGATTAAATTCTGTAGAGGAGAACAGATGTTGAGAGAATCTTTAGAGTCTGATGTTGTTAGAAAGAAAATACAAATGGTTGATATGATGCATAGAGCATTTGTTGCTTTAAATATAAAATGCGAAGAGAGTGGTTACATAATGATTCAACCAAGAGCTAAGTGTTTTAACTTTGATAAAAAGACTGCTTTGATTTGTGATACAGATGATCAGAAGCCATTGTTAGTAAAAATACATAAAGATGAACCCGATATAATGATATTTAGCATAGAAGAATTATTAAGATGCATACCAAAAGATTTTATGGAAGCAAAGCAAATTCTATCTAAGCTAGATAAATCAGTAAACTTTAAGAGGATAGACCATGACTAAGTGGCATGGCGGTAAGGGTTCGGGTAGAAGAGTTGAGGATAAGAAAAAGATAGATGCAAATTGGGATGCTATCTTTGGAAAGAAGAAGAAAATTAGTTGGTTAGATAGATTCTTAGAATGGTCTTTTCAACGACAGGCAAATTCATTATTTAAAAGGAGAAAAAAATGAGTATAGATAAAGTAACACCACAAGAATGGGATAGATTAGGGCAAATCAAAAAGGCAAATCACGACCCTGTAAATAGGCCGAGCCATTATAATCAAGGCAAATTTGAATGTATTGAATACATAAAGCAACAGTTAGGCAAAGAGTTTCCGAGCTACTTAGAGGGTTCAGCTATTAAATATATTCATAGGCACAAAGACAAAAATGCCAATATCCAAGACTTAAATAAGGCAAAATGGTATATTGATAAATTGATAGAACATTATGAGAATCTTTAATGGCCGAAAAAAAGCAAATCGATATTACTAAACTCAAAAGGCAAATTGACAAAGGCAAATCGCTAAACGAGGTTTCTGTATCTTTAGGTAAAAGCAAATCGACAATTCTAAAATTGGCAAATGAGAATGGCTTGAAGTTTGATAACAAGAGCCATTGGGCAAATTTATAAAAGGCAAATATGGATATACAAATTAAAACCGATTTAAAGCAACTGCAAAGAAAGATGGGCATTTTAAGTGATAAGACTTTTAAAAAAGTAATTAGTGAAGGTATAAACTTTACTGCTGAAAAGGTGGTAAATGCTCAAAGGCAAATGCTAGTAAAGAAACTACATAAGCCGAAACCATTTACAGTTAAGTCAATAGTAATGAGTCAATTCTCAAAACCGAAAAAAAATCGATTAAAAGCCACAGTAAGAGTTAAAGACAAGTCCGCTTCTTACCTTTATTATATTTACACGGGTAAAACAGAGCCTGCTAGGAGATCAGCATACCCATCACCAACAGATGAAGGTTTTACAAAATCAAATCAATATGGAAATATTGTTACTAAAAAAGGCCTTATAAGAGGTTTAAGCAAAACTGAAAAGTCTGATAGAGCAAATTCTCGTTTTGTTGGCGTTCCTAAAGGTAAAGGCTCTAAAGTTTATGGTGTATGGGCAAGAAAGGGAAAGAAGGGTAGAGAGGGTCTAAATCTTTTAGTTGCTTTTACTCCTTTCATAAGGCATAGAAAGTTTATTGATTGGTTTAAGTTGTCTGAAAAAGTTGTTAGAAATAATCTTTATAAAGAAGTAAACAAACAAATGATAAGAAGGGTAAGAAGGGTAATGAGATAAAGGCAAATTTACCATTAAGGCAAATTTACCTTTACTGCAAATTTAGTACACAATCATGCTTAGTTCTACATCATCATTAAGACATGCATATTTTGTTACATACTTTGTTTTATCCTCATCAATTAACCAACAACCATTTTTATCTTTTTTTACTTTTCCGTTTGCATGTTTTTTATGCACCACCTCCCTTTCAGTATATTCAAAAGTTAGTTCTTGGATGTCTAAGTCCTTGCCACTTAAATCTAAACCATAAGTTATTTCTATGTGGCTTTTTATCATCTCTCTTATCTCATCTCCCCATATTTTAATTTCCATTTTTACTCTCCTTATTTGTAAATAATCTTATCCATTTTGAACCATCCGTTTCTGTCCACCTTCCGCATTCTGTAGGATATACAGGATATACAGCACAAGATGTTTCTGTTCTTGGTTTATTCGTATCATCATCAAAACATTCAATATCAAAAAACTTCCCGTTTATTTCAATCTCCGTCCATGTTTGCTCACCTTTCATGCAATCATAATCACTGCAAAAATCTTTATATATTTCAGAAGCTATGCCTTTGGCTGTTTCAAGTTCTTGTTCTGTTATCCAATCGTTCATTCTTGCACCTCCTGTATTACCTGCATTAAATCTTCTAAATAATGGTTTATTTGAATGTCTTTAGTTCTTAGACCTCCTGCTATTGATCGCTCTGTTAAATAGTTCTCTATCCATTCAACAGTTATCTTTTTGTTGTCTAAGTCTTTCTCAATGTTAAAAGTTATCGTGTTATAAATCTTACTCATCATATTCCTCCTCTAGTTCATTTAAAAATTCATCTACTCTTGTTGCCACCCAATTAGGGATATCAGATAGAGCTTCCTCTGTGTCATCTTCCCAAACAATACCTATATTCCATGCTTTAATTTTCACCCTTGCACCTCCTCTAATATAGTTATTTCATCATCTCTTAGCTCTATGTTGTTCTCTTCCAAAAACTGCATCTTTACACTTTCGATATATTCTTCTTTAGAGCCTGCTTCTCTTCCTATATCGTGTGTTGTGATAGTTATTTCTGCGGTATAAATGTTACTCATCCTTGCACCCCCTTTTCATTTAAGTTAGTTAATATATATTCACCAGTTGTAATTTTCTTTCTAGTTTCGGCTATTCCCTCTCCTAAAAAATCATTTCTGTATTTGCCAGTTGTAACTGAATAGTCCCAAAAATAATCATCAAGATAAATTTTCCCTTTAGATTTTTTAGCAATAATGCTGTTATAACTTTGGAAATATTCCTCTCCATTATTATTAATAATGAATTGATTAGGAACTTTGTTCCCATTAACGCTTGTCATATTTTCTATTTTCATGTTATTTAACTCCTTACTTTTATTTAACATACACACATAATATACTAAAATATATTAGTATGCAATAACTAAATGCAAATTCTTTTTTAAGGCAAATTTAGTATTAAGGCAAATACTGTTTTGATGCAAATTTACAATCAAGGCAAATTTATAATCAAGGCAAATTTAGTATTAAGGCAAATTTATTTTTCATAAAAAAAGGCAAATTTATTTTTCATAAAAAAAGGCAAATTTATTTTTCATAAAAAAACACAAAAATTTTTTTAAAAAAATGAAAAAAAGAAAAACAAAAAAGCCCAAAAAAAACACCAAACAACACCACCACAACAAACAAAAACACCATTAAAAGCATTGTAAGGCTTTGTATTGATCTATTATTATATATAAGTAGTAATGCATTAAATGATTATTACAAGGGCTTAGAATGGCTTAGAATGGTTTATATAATATGATCTATTTATTAAAGGCATAAAAAAACCCCGTATAAAACGGGGTGAAAAATTATTTTTTCTAGGGGGTTAAAAGGTGGCTTTATGGGGATAATCAAACTCAACCCAATCATCATTATTAAATATTTTGTATTCCTCGCATAAGTCCATAATATCTTCTAATTCTATTTTAAACATTCGCCTAGCATCTTTTATTGTATATTCCCCATATGTGCATTTATGACGGCCTATTTCCTCGCCATTCTTTCGGTTGTCAATATATCCATATATTGTAAAAGTTCCGTTTAAATGCTTCTCAACACCCCCGCTTAAATATGCTTCTAAATTTTTTGTTTTCATTTATTTACCCCTTATTAATTTTAATTTATGCCCTTGATTGGTTAGGCGTTTATGTTTTTCTTTCATAGTTACAAGACAGGAACCCCTAAAGGCTGTGAAGCCTTTAAGAGTTCCATTGTTTATTATTAGTTTATATTTCATTGTTTACCCCTTAATAGTTTCTATAAATTGCAACTGTATAATTTGATAATTCTATTATTATAAAATCATGTTTTAAATCTTTTGCGTAACTCTCATAATCAAAATATGATTTCAAATAACTACTCATTTCTTGAAATTCAATATTAGTATCTTGGATATACATTTCCGCGAACTCTTGAAAGTTATCGGCGAAGCCTTGAAATTTATCTTGCATTTCAGACAATAGTTCATCAATATCATTAAAGTCATAATTGTAATAATTATGATCAACATATTTTTTTATAAGTTCCATGTCAAGATCGTAATCATTCACAGCATGTGCTAGGTTGTATAATGATTCATGGCTAGGATATTCTCCCATATCAATAAAATTATCATAGTCATGCACCGCCACTTCATCCGCATTTCTTGTAACTCTTTTAATGGCTTTATAAAAACTATCTATAGAGTCATGATGTAAAGGCCACACCCAACCCCCAACCATACGCCCGCTGTTGTACGCTTCTAAATTGGCGAAGTATACGCCATGCTTTAGTTCTATCTGTTCTTCTGTTTGTTGTACTTGTTCCATGATTAACCCCCTATTATTAATGAAATGATTAACTTGATAGTCGCAAGACCAGCAAGCAAGACAAGACCAAAAGCTAAAGCATAATTAATTGCTCTAGTTCTTGCGTTATCTACCGCGTTAATTTTAAATCTAATTTCGTTTTTATTGTTCATGTTTTTTATCTCCATAATGTTAAACATATATTAATTATACATAAGTATTTTTATATATCAAGTATTAATTAAATAAATATTCAATTCTTTTCTTATACCTTTATAAGTTATATGAATAGTAGACATTTATTAATGCATGTCTGTTTTCTGTGATCTTTGGCGGTCTTTTTATCATGTCCTCGCTATCCCTCTATATATAAGGCTCTCAGGCTCTAGGTTCTTACTGACTAATGCCATACGCAGGTTGCGTGATCGCATATTTGTTTTAGATACAGGCTCATGCCATTCACTGTATTTATAATATAAACATAACCTTTGAAATTGTGCTTTGAATCATATATATTTATGATATTGAGTATTAGTTCACCAAAAAACATTATGGAACATTGGCTACAAGAAAAGACCTAGCGGAACATTTAGATTTGTCACCACAGAGTGTAAGCGACCTTATTGGAAGGGGTGTGTTAACTATTGGTGCTGGTAGATCACCAGTAAACATAGACTCTTGCAGGGTTCAATATATAAACTTTTTAAGAAAAGCTGCTAGATATACCAAGAAAGATGGTTCAGGTGATATAACTGAAGAGAAAACAAAACTAACTGCTGCTCAAGCTAGAAAGGCTGAGTTAGAGGTTGAAGAGATGGAAGCTAAACTAATACCAGCAGAATTGGTTGAAGAGACTTGGGTTGATTATGTTGCTAATGCTAGGGCTAAACTTCTAGGACTACCATCAAGAATCGCACATCAGGTTATAACTGTTGATAAATATGCTGAAGCTGAACTTATAATAAAAGAACAAGTGCATGAAGCACTAAACGAACTGGCTCAAGATGGAATACCTCAAAAATATAGAAAAGGTGATACAGGAGACAAACCAAACATGGACTCCACCACCGAATCTAAAGATTAGCGACTGGGCAGATGCCTATAGAAAATTATCTCCTGAATCTTCAGCAGAAGCTGGAGCATGGAGAACTGACAGAGCACCATACCAAAGAGAGATCATGGATGCTTTTAATGACCCTGACATCCAAAGAATAGCTTTTATCAAAAGTGCTCAAGTTGGTGCAACAGAGATATTGCTTAATGTTATTGGTTACTACATAGACCAAGACCCAGCACCAATGTTAATAATGCAACCAACACTACAAATGGCTCAAGCATTTTCTAAAGATAGACTTGCTACTATGATTCGTGATTCTGAAAAGATAAGAGATTGTGTTAAAGACCCAAGAAGTAGAGATAGTGGTAATACAGTTTTATCCAAGAAGTTTGCAGGTGGTAACCTAAACATAGTCGGCTCTAACTCAGCATCAGGATTAGCATCAAGGCCAATTAGAATTGTTCTTGCTGATGAGGTTGATAGATATGAATCTTCTGCTGGAGCAGAGGGTGACCCAATATCACTAGCAACCAAAAGAACAACCACTTTTTGGAATAAGAAGATATATATGTGTTCTACACCAACCATAAAAGGGTTATCAAGAATAGAAACTGCTTTTGAAGAGTCTGATAAACGCTACTACTATGTACCCTGCCCTGAATGTAATGTAAAACAGATTTTGAAATGGAAGAATGTTGTTTGGGATGAAAATAAGCCCGAAACAGCCAATTATGCCTGTGATGAGTGTGGTTCTATAATTGATGAGTCTAAAAAACAATGGATGTTAAAACATGGCGAGTGGATAGCTTCAGAACCAAAATCAGATACAGCAGGCTTTCATATATCAGAGTTGTATTCTGTATGGTCAACATGGGCAGATATGGCTAAATCATTCCTTGAAGCTAAGAAACAGCCCGAAATGTTAAAAACATGGATTAACACTGCTTTAGGAGAATCATGGGAAGAACAAGGTGAAACCATTGAGCATGAGGAATTATTAGAAAGAAGGCTTAATTATGATTCTGCTACTATTCCTGAAGCTGTTTTGGTTTTAACTGCTGGCGTTGACACACAGAAAGACAGGCTAGAGTTACAAATGGTTGGTTGGGGTGTTAATTACGAATCTTGGGTTATAGAGTATAAAATCTTTTGGGGTGACCCTAATGCTGCTAATGTTTGGCAGGAACTTGATAATTACCTTAAAAAGAGATTTAAGACTGAGACTGGTAGGGTTTTGACTATATCCTGCACCTGCATTGACTCAGGTGGACATCATACTAACCAAGTCTATCAATTTACAAAACCAAGACAAGGTAGAAGAATCTTTGCTATCAAAGGTTTATCTCAAGCAGGAAAGCCAATAGCTAATAGGCCTACATTTGTAGGTAAAAATAAAGCTGTTTTGTATGGTGTTGGTGTAGATAGTGCTAAAGAAGCGATTTTTGCTAGATTATCAAGCGAACCTGAAGATACAACACTACATTTTTGCTCTGATCTTGATGAGGAGTATTTTAAACAGCTTACAGCAGAGAAAAGGGTTACAAAGTTTGTTAGAGGTAGGAAAACACTAATTTGGAAGCAAATAAGACCAAGAAACGAAGCATTGGACACATTGGTATATAATTTCGCAGCTATATACATATTGAACCCTAATTACGATACAATACAGGAAAGAATACTTACAAATAGCTCAAAAGCTCCTGAAAAAGACAGTAAAAAACTAAAAAGAGGTATAAATAGAGGTAATTTTGCTACTTCTTGGAAGTAATTTGACATTTCTTTTCATATATGTTGACTTTTATCTAAAAAACCATAGTGTTAGATGTAGATATATCTAAAACATTATGAGGTTTTTGCTTGAGCAATCAATTTGACAGAGAAAACTATCCAACTCAAGAGCCTAGCGAATTAGTCGTTGGTGATTATTGGGTTTGGAAGAAAGACAATTTAGCATCAACTTACCCAGTTGGCTCTTATTCTCTATCTTATGAGTTTCATTGCGATTCAGGCGGTGGTGGAAACCATCAGTTTACAATCAATGCTGTTGAAGCAAACAACACTTATTACATAGAAGTACCAACAACAACCACAGACGACTACAATCCACACGATTATATATGGGGTGCTTATATAACAAGAACTTCAGACTCAGCAAGAATACAAGTTGGTGAGGGCAATATTACTATATTACCCAACCTAGCAGACACAAATGCTGATTTAAGAAGTCATGCTAAGAAAGTTTTAGATGCTATTGAGGCTGTAATAGAGGGAAGGGCTACAATAGATCAATCATCCTTCTCTTTAGGCGGAAGATCGCTATCAAGGCTATCTATTGATGAATTAATGACATTTAGAGATAGATATCACACCGAATACCTAAAGGAAGTTAAATTGGCTAGAATTAGAAACAAAAAGGGGTCAGGAAACACTATCAAAGTTAATTTTGGTAGTTCTACTGGTTCTACATCTAAGAGTTACACATAATGGCATGGTATAACAGAATATTTGGCGGAGATTTGCCAAAGCAAAAAAAATTAAAAGCTGGTAGAAGAAATTATACTGGTGCTAGCACTGGAAGACTGTTTGCAGACTTTATTACAAGATCATCAAGTGCCGATGCTGACATAAAAGATAACATAAGAATATTAAGAGACAGATCAAGAGATTTGGCTAAAAACGATAGTTATATTGCAAGATACCTTAATCTAATGGTATCTAATGTTATTGGTAAGCAAGGCATAAGAGTTTCCTCCAAGGCGAGACTAGATGACCCAGTAAATATGGGTAAGCTAGACCTTGGAGCAAACCAGCTTATAGAATCTGCTTGGAAGGATTGGTCAAAAAAAGGTTCTTGCACAGTAGATGGTCAAATGTCTTTTCTAGACTGCCAAAAGTTATTTGTAAAAACCTTATTAAGAGATGGTGAAGTTTTAATAAGAAAGATTGGTGGAGAGAGCTACAGCCATGGATTTGCTATTCAGTTCATAGAAGCTGATTATCTTGATGAAAATAAAAATGAAAAATTAAAAAATGGTAATGAAATTATTATGGGTGTTGAGTTAAACAAATACCGCAAACCAATTGCTTACCACCTATTTAAAGAGCATCCATACAACAGAAGCTATGCAAGTTCAAATAAAACTGAAAGAGTTCCAGCCGATACAATAATACACGCATATATTCAAGATAGGTCAAGCCAAACCAGAGGAGTTCCAGCAGTATCAACAGCTATGGCTAATGTCAAAATGTTAAATGGTTATTTAGAAGCAGAAATAGTTGCAGCTAGAGTTGGTGCATCTAAAATGGGTTTCTTTACCTCACCTGATGGTGATGGTTATGTTGGTGATGGTGAATATGAAGATACCTTCAACCCAACAATGAACGCACAGGCTGGGGTCTTTGAGCAACTTCCACAAGGTATGGACTTCAAAGCATTTGACCCTACACATCCAACATCTGCTTTTGATTCTTTTACAACTAGCGTATTAAGAAGTATATCTTCAGGTTTAAATGTGTCTTATCACTCGCTTTCAAACGACTTAACAAGTGTAAATTACTCATCTATAAGGCAGGGTGCTTTAGAAGATAGAAGTAACTATCAAATATATCAACAGTTTGTAATTGAGCATTTTATTAATCCAGTTTTTAATGCTTGGATTAGAAGTTCTATAAGCAGAACTGATGGCTTGTCGCTACCTCAAGAAAAGGTAGACAAGTTTGCTGATTCTATAAACTACATACCTAGAAGTTTTGCTTGGATTGACCCTTTAAAAGAAATGCAATCAAATGTTGTAGGCTTGCAAAATGGAACGGTCACATATTCTGATATTAGTGCAGCTTATGGTAGAGATACTGAAGAGCTGTTTGAACAACATCAAAAAGAGATTGAACTGGCTAAACAATATGGTATTGAACTAGCCTATCAACCATTTGGTCAGAAACAGCCAGTAGAAGCCAATATTAATGGTGGAGATCAAGACGATGAGTAAACCAACTCAAAGCATGAAGTCTGAAGCTAAAAAGGGCTTGGATTGGAGAAAAGAACATGGAAGAGGCGGCACGAGAATTGGTGCTGAGAGAGCTAATCAGATTTTAAATGGCGAAAACCTTTCTGATGAAACTATTAAAAGGATGTATAGTTTTTTCAGTAGGCATGAGGTTGATAAAAAGGCCAAAGGATTCAGACAGGGAGAGAAGGGCTATCCGTCAAACGGAAGAATAGCTTGGGCATTATGGGGTGGAGATGCTGGATTTAGTTGGTCAAGAAGATTGGTCAATCAAATGAAAAATGAAAAAAGTTTTGACTTGAAAGGGTTAGAAAAACATCCTTTATTAACAAATGAAGAGGAGAAATCTATGAATAAAGAAGATAGACATATCCTTAATGTTACTGAAACTGATAAAACTATTGTAGTTGAGTTTGAGAAACATGAGGATGTAGAACATGAAGGTGAAGAGCTAGAAGCGGTTGATTCTGAAAGTTCTTACAATGATGAAGAGGAAAGAAAGGTTGTAGATATGCCGATGAGGTATAGAACTATTGATCTTACTAGAGACTCCTTCATTGATGAGGATAATAGAAGAGTCAGAGTTGGTGTTTCGAGTGAAGAACCTGTTGAAAGGTCTTTTGGTAAAGAAGTTCTTTCACATAAAGCTGGTGATATAAACATGGAGTTTATAGCTAGCGGAACTGCTCCGCTTCTCTTAGATCATGATATGACTAAGCAGATAGGAGTAATAGAGGAATTCAAACTAGATGAAACTGCTAAAAGAACAATTGCAGTAGTTAGGTTCGGTAAGAGCCAGCTAGCTTCTGAAGTGTTTGAAGATGTAAAAGACGGTATAAGAATGAATATTTCAGTCGGTTACCGAGTTGATAAACTAGAACGAGAAACTAGAGATAATGATGATTACTATAGAGCCAAATGGTCACCTATGGAAGTTAGTTCAGTATCTATACCAGCAGATCAATCAAGATTGGTTGGAGTTGGTCGTTCTAAAAATGAATTAAACTTTAATAAGGAGATTATTATGTCGGAAGACAATAAAAAAGAAATAAATCTTGATGAAGTTAGGTCAGAAGTTGTCACAGAAGCTAGGTCAGAATTCAAAAAAAATTCAAAAGAAATTTTAGATTTAGCTACTAAACACAACAGAAGAGATTTAGCTCACAAGGCAATTAGTGAAGGTCAGTCAATTGAACAGTTTAGAGGAGTTTTGCTTGATAATATATCAAACGCAGAGCCTTTAGAAGTAAGCTCAGATGTTGGTATGACTAAAGAAGAAGTAAGAGAATTTAGCCTAGTAAAAGCGATTAGAGCCATGGCAAATCCTGCTGATAGAAAAGCACAAGAAGATGCAGCATTTGAATTTGAATGTTCCGCTGAAGCTGCTAGACAATATGGTAAAGATGCTCAAGGTGTAATGCTGCCTGCTGAAGTGTTAAGAAGCTGGAGTTCTAGGACTCTTAGTGCTGGCACAGATACACAGCTTATAGCAGAAGATTACAGAGGCGGAGACTTTATTGATGTGTTGAGAAATACATCTTCAGTAATGTCTGCTGGTGCGACTATGCTTCAAGGCTTGTCAGGAAATGTGGTAATACCTAAAAAACTTACTGCTGCTGGTGCTGCTTGGATAGGTACTGAAGGCGACCCTGCTGCTGATAGTGAGTTTTCAGTAGGTTCTGTTACTATGTCACCAAAAGTAATTGGTGCTAGAACAGATGCCACTAGATTACTCTTACAGCAATCTTCATTAGATGTTGAGAACTTAATCAGAAATGATTTAACACAAGCATTAGCATTGGCTATTGACTTGGGTGCGTTAGCTGGTTCTGGTGCAAGTGGTCAGCCTACAGGTATATCTAATACTACAGGTATTAACACCACTACTTTTACTGCTGCTATACCAACTTATGAAGAGATTGTTGCTATGGAGTCTGAGATAGCTACAGAAAATGCTTTACTTGGCAACTTAAATTACATTGCTACACCTGCTGATTATGGTTCATTAAAAACTAAATCAAAAGATACAGGAAGTGGTCAATTTGTAGTTGAGCCCGATGGAAGAGTTAATGGTTATAATTTTGTAAAATCTAACCAAGTAACTTCAGGTGATTTCTACTTTGGTAATTTTGCTGATCTATTGATTGGTATGTATGGTGGATTAGACATTACTGTTGACCCATATGCATTAGCAACCTCAGGTGGAATTAGAATTATCGCATTGCAAACTATAGACGTAGCTGTGAGACATGCAGCTAGTTTCTGTGTTTCAAACGATGGTGCTTAATAACCAATGATGAAATGGAATGGGGGTAGCAATACCCCCAACTTAAATATGAAAAAATACTTAATAACAAAAAATACAGTTGCCAATGGGCAAAGAGTAAATGCAGGTGATGTGGTTGAATTATCTGAAAGCGTGGGATATGACCTTTGCAGCTATGGCAAAGCAGAGGTTCATGTAGAAAAACCTAAAACTAAAAAAGAAGATAGAAGCGTAGGCTTGAAAACTTCTAAAGTAAAAGCTCCAAAGACTAGAGCTAAGAAGTAATTATGCCAATGGAATTTGATAGAGATTTCGATGGCTACTTAGATGCCACCTATGGTCATGGTATTAAAGTTACCTACACACCTACAGGTGGTTCATCTTCTTCTATCAACGTCATCCTGAATCAAGAATATGTAGATATTGATACAGCAGGATTGCCAGTTCAAGGGTATCAACCAGTAGCACAAAGTAAGACTACTGATATACCAAGCATAGCTTTTGGAGATACTATTGTTGCTCCAGCTATAAAAAATTTAGATGGTACACAAATAAAACCATCAACAACTTATAAAGTTATAAATTACGAGCATGACAACTTAGGCATGACCTCATTACTACTTGAGGTTCAATAATGGCTAATCATGTAAGACAGCAGATCAGAGAATACTTTGGCACTACATTAACAGGTCTTACAACAACAGGTTCTAATGTTTATGAGTCTAGGGTCTATACACTACAAGAAGATACCCTTCCTTCTTTAGTTATTTATACAAAATCAGAATCATCTGAGCCTATAGTTATAGGTGTTGATAGGGTTATGAGTAGAGAGCTAGCAGTGGTTGTGGAAGCATATTGCAAAGCGACTAGCAACTTTGATGATACTATTGATACAATAAGCAAAGAAGTTGAAGAAGCGATTTCTGCTGATAGAACTCTAGGCGGTTTAGCAAAAGATACTTATGTTGAATCTACAGAAATAGAATACACAGGAGATGGAGAACAGCCAGTAGGTTATGTAACTCTAACTTTTTTAACAAACTACTATGTTCAGGAAACCAATCCTGATGTAGCGGTATAATAGGAGATAATTATGAAACTAATTAGTCCAAATGGTAAAATTTCAATTGAAGTTCCACAGTCAAATGTGAAAACTATGTTGGGAATGGGTTGGAAGGAAGAAGCAGTCCAGTCGCAAGACAAAATTAAATCTTCTTCTAAGAAAAAGCCGAAAGGCGAGGTAAAAGAAAATGTCAACATTTAAAGGAAATGATGGTATTGTTAAGCTAGGTACAAGTGGCGGAGCAAATATCGTTGGTGAGGTTAAATCATATTCTTTGGAACACACAAGCGATACTGTAGAAGATACAGCTATGGGAGATGCGAGCAGAACCCATATAGCTACACTAAAATCTTTTTCAGGCTCATTGGATGTTTTTTGGGATGATTCTGACACTAATGGTCAAGGTGCTTTTGTAGTTGGAAATACTATAGAATTAAACCTATATCCAGCAGGTGTAAGCGACACTTATTATAGTGGACAAGCTATTGTTACTGGTGTTTCAAGAACTGGGTCATTTGATGGTATGGTTGAAGCATCACTAAGTGTACAAGGCACTGGCGATCTAGACACAA